TAATCATTACAAGAGCTGTAAGCCAATCCATACCTTCTTGCACAATCTTTTCATAATGAGCTATGTATATAGAACAATGGCATCCTGCTAAAAAAAGCCTACTAACTTTATCATTAGATAAATCTTTGATAAAATTATGAATAAAGGGAACCATTAAATCCGCTTTATTCCCAAGATTAAATTTAACTACTCTAAAATGCCCACTAGATCCATCAACAACTCTACAAGCAGCAATTGGAGCAACTACGGTATAAGCATCTAATCCTGAAGGTTTGCAACAATAATAAGTTATTGATTGTCCTACAGTTGTAGCTTCTGAAGCTGATTCAACTAATCGTAATACACCTGAACCATTGTTTTCGTATACTAAATCAGGGGTTAAATAAACTAAATCACTAGTAGAACCGTCTGCTTCTTGTAAAACAGGGGAGGGATTGTTATAAGACATGCGTTCAGTTACTTGTAACCAGTTAGTGGCTTCTCCACTAGTAGTACCTGGATTTGTTACACCATTACCGTCTAGGAAGTCCTGTACTTCGTCTAGATCATCTGCCTTATATCCTACATTATAGGTCCCTTTTCCAGAAGAAACGTAATAATTATATTTTAAAATTCCACCAACAAATTTAGACATATCTGAATAATATATGCCATTTTCAACACTCCCACTATTCGCGTCAATATCTACTAATGAAGTAAATTCATAGGTAATATATGACCATTGATATGCTAGTTTATTATCATCTGTTGTTATTAATAGATTATTCTGTGGTTTATCATCTCCTGCTGGAGAATTATTATAAGTACCTTGTGTAACACCTTGCGAAGGATATAAATTCTCAAACATAGTAAATAAATACGACATTCCTGCTTGAGAGGTATCCCACATACGTACACCAAAATTTACATAAATATGATCTAAATCTCCTGGGGCAACGCCTGATTCAGTTACAACCGTGTCAAGAATTGCTTCAGCATCTAATATAATTCTATCTAATAAATCATCAATTTGAGTTCTTTTGGTTGTTCCAAAAGTAGTGTAATCAGCATTACTTAATCTTAGTGGAACACAGGGGAGTGCTTCAATACTAGCGCCGTCTTGATCGATGGCATTTTCTACTGTGTCTAAATCTGTATATACTCCAGTTCCTACTTTATAAATGAATAGATACTGCCTAGAAGGAGCACTGTCTCTGTAATAGAATGAAACATAGTGTAGTTGTACTGGTTTAGTAGGTACTGTGTATGATAGAGTTCTAGTTATATTTCCAACATTTGTTGCATTATATACTTGAACTGTATAAGTATCTGGAATCGCGTTATAAACAACACTATTAAAATTAACTTGCCATCGTTCATCCGCAAATACTTCATCTGAAGTAGTCATTTCACTAGTTATATCAATATCAAAATGATTAGTAGATGCAGTTACTTGAACGGTATCTGAAGCAGGAGTAGCAGCACTAGTACTAGTTGTAGAGTAATCTACCCCCATTGTATTAGTTCCTACGTTATATTCTTTATTTTCTTGAAGCCAATATTGAATCCAATCTTTTTGCGTTAATGCTCTTAAATAAGAACCTTCAGGAGTACATGGAACGCCATTAAGGGTATTTAATGCAGCTGTTAATTCAGTGTAGTCTATAGTTAGAATGTAAGATTCTACAGTAGGGAAGTTTTCAAAATAATTCCCATTGTCAATAAAATCCATAAAATCTTTAACATTTCCTTTAAGACTACGAAATGCAAGATGGTAGATTAAATTGCCAGAAATATCCTGGTTTTCAATAACAGACTGAAGAACTGAATTTAGAAGAGGGTTTTTCTTATCTACATCATCAAACAGAGGGATATTATGGACTTCGTAGTATTCAATAACTTGGCTACTTCCGCCGTCCATACCAAGAAGTACCATAATAAGCTGTACAACCATCTCAACTACTTGTACAACTGCTTCAACTATAAATACAATAACATCTACTATCGCTTCAACAATAGAGGCTATAAAACTCATAACGCCTCCTATCCAGTAGGCTCAGCGTTAGTTATTTGGGTATTAATATTACCTGTCCCGGTTTCATTGATAGCGACAACACCTGTGGCTGGTACGCCTGCAGTAGAAATATTAATACTCCAAGCATCTAGAATAGTTTTAAGGTATTTTTGATCAGCATTCCATTTAAAACCTTTAGCTTGTTCAGCAGATAATGCAGCAGCTCTGCCCATAACACTAGTAGTGCTTGGAGCTGCTTTAGTTGATTTATCCGTCTGAGCAAATTCAGTAATTTCTTTTTGGAATAACAGAGATTCTTCAGCATTACCTTTCTGCATACCTATTGTATAAGCTACTGCTTGTTGTACAGTAGCTTGTATTGCTGTTAAATACACTGTTGCATAATCACTGCCAGTAATTCGACCTAGATTAAACTGAGCAGCCATATGCGCATTAACAGTTTCCATCATATCGTCAAATACACCGGTACCTGTTACTACATTACTAGCATCTGTAGAAACACCGGCAGTTAAATTAGCAATAGTTATAGCCATTAATTCTCTCCTTGATGAAAGGCAGGATTCGCTGCTTGAGATGCAGCAAGTTTGTCCATTTCTTCAGGCGTTAAAGGATCTAAAATTCGTACATTAAACTTTTTTGTTATGTATGGTTCTAATACTTTTTCGCCATTAGGGGTAGTAATAGTTTTAAATTTTTGCATCTCAGCATGTTCAATTTGTTGAAGAATAATATTTGGCACATGCCAACCTTCTTCGTTATTAAATGGAACGTATTTTTTAATCATTTTTCCGTTATTAATTCCGGAAACACCTACAGTAAAAATAAGTCCAGGATATGAAGACATAAGAGGATCGTTAGGCGTAACAACAACACGAATAAGTCTCATAGCTGCTTGTGTTGGAGTTAATTGAAAATGTTTTGTTGCTGCTTCTATAGCTGCTTTACTTGCTCCTGGTAATCCACCATTATAAGGGCGATCTTTAATTGAAACGTCAGTAACTACATCTTGAGTTACTGCTGATGGATTTTTACGTACATCTGCAAGTAATTCAGCTAATTTAGCTGTTCCTGTCTTATGATGAACTTTAACTCCATAGTCTTTTAATTCTTGTTTAATTTCTTCATCAGTCATTTTACTAATAGGAACTACTGCCACGTCTTCCATGCTATCTCCTTAAATAATAGTCATCCAAGGGCTAACGCCCTTGGATGACAAGTAAAACATTAAATTATACTGCAGTTGCACACGTCCAAATAATTCCTAGACGTTCTGGACGAAGTGCCATAAATCCATAATACCATTTGATGGAGTAGAACCCTACCTCACCATATGGATCATCCAAAGAAGCTATTTCTTTACCAGGCTTCTTATGGTTAATGGAAAATTTAACACTTTTTCCGTCAGTCTGGAAACCAATTGTAGTGAACGCACCATCACCAACAACCAACATTGGATAGATGTCTGCACCGTTATCACCAGTACCTGCAGTATCAGAAGAAGCTGCACCACCGTTTTCGGTATGCTGCATTTCTGGTACTACAACAATTCGAAATTGATCAACACTACCAATTTCGCCATTTAAAATGTTACCGGCATCAGCATACTTTTCTACACCAACAAACCCGGAGCCAACACCTGAACCAGAAATGTCAGTCATTTTACGTACTACAGGAATCAATTCTGATCCAATGTACATAACTCGACCACCATTAACAGTCTTAGTGTCAACCATTCGAGAACCACTGATAATCTTCGTTTGCTTAGGAGTCTTATTATCATCCAAAGCAATAGACAGGTTCATTAGATCATTGTAAGTAACAACTTCATCAACAGCCAATTTTAATGCTGTTCGAGTAGCACCTGCTGCAACTGTTGAACCAGCAAGAGCAGCACTAGCTCCAGAACAGAAGTAAGAAGTACCATTAGCAGTTGCATTAGTAATAAGATCTGCCTGAAGCTCCGCTTCAGTCAGCTCATTAGCACCTACAAGAGCTTCCTCAGTAATATGAGATAGCAATTCTGAATCAGAATCGAAATCCATTGATTCCTGAGTGTACTCAGTAAAAAAACCACGTTTGAGTAGTTCACCCTCAATTTGCGTACGGGTGAAACCAACACGGTTTACTCGACCACCGTTCTCACGGAGAGTAGGTATTTTAGATTTAATTGTACCGGTATCTTTAGAAGAACCGTACAAGTTTTGATCATTTAATCCAATCTCACCAAGAGCACCAGCGGCTGTTACAGCAGCTGCTCTATTTGCAGCAGTAGAACTTTGCAGAACTCCAGCAGCATTCCAAGCAGAATAAGTACCAGCAGTAAGAGCTGTACCTGCAGCATTAATTCCTTGGTCACCGGTGTTTAATACATCAAGCAATGGAACATAAACATCTTGCTTGATTTTCTTACCCATATGCTTAGGCATCGCACGTACATCAGCCAAAGGCATGAAATACATTCGATCCCGAACAGCAATAAGGGCTTTCTTAAAATAATAATCAGTGCGCGCTTGTGCACCAATATCTGACGCTGTCCCGCTAGCAGTGCTAGACGGACTATTATATGCGTTTTCGTTAGCCATTTTATTGTCCTATTTGTATAGTGATAAATTACCGGACAGCATATTTCTTCATAAAGTCCTCGTCAGATAGACCTAAAAAATCATCCTCTTTCGGGACTTTTTTAGTAGTAGTTTGCTTAACCGGAGCTACTGCTTTTCGTTTTTTATTACGATCAGCATTAGCTTGTTCTTGTACTTCTGCCATCTTACTTGATACTTTAGACTTGTCTTCAGGACTATTTGTTCTAAGCTCGCCATTTTTAAACATATAATCAGCGATTTGTTTATACGCTTCTACATCAGGTAAACCTTCTGTTTTGCCTAAAGCTTTATCCCGTTGTAGTACCGCATCAACTTTATCAAAAACTCCATTAGCCATATGACTATTAATAACTCTAATAATTTCAGGGTGCTCAGAAATTGTTTGTTTACTTGCAGCATCCCAAGATTTAGTTAAAACATTAATAGTCCTATTAAATGTATCAGTGTCTTTGATATCTTCAAGAACTTGATCTAATTCAATTTCTCCATCTGTGACAGAGTAATCATTAGGTTCATAATCTGAAGGCGCATCTTTATCAATGTCTAAGGGATCTAAAGTACTTTCTTTAACAAGCTTAGCTATAGCTTTCGGGTCTTTCTTAAAGACATCTATTAGATTATTCAACTGGTCTGGTTTTAATAGATCGTTGTTTTCTAACATTTTAATTATCTTCAGATGAGGTTTTAACTGCGACATCTTCTTCTGATAATTAGCACCCATTTGCATGAGACGCACAATGTCTTCTGGATCATCAACCTTAATATCTATGCCATTGGCTCTGAAAGGTTCAGATACCTTTTTATATGCACTTTTGTAATCAAACTCTGTAGTTTCCGGAGTATCCTCCTTTGTTTCAGTCGAGTCTTCAGTACTAGTATCAAGAGATTCTGCAGTATCACTATCAGTGGAAGGTTCAGGCTCCGTCTGGGTATCCCCTTCTGGTTGGCTTACTTCTTCAATATTAGTTTCCTCTTCAGTTTGCTCTTGTGCATCACTACCTTCTTCTACAGAAGGTACTTCTGGTTCTTCTGTTTCGGTTTTTGTTTCAACTACAGCTTCTTCATCCAAAAATTCTGTTGAAGCTGCATCTAAAAATTCTTGATCAGACATCTCTAATGCGGGTTTATTCATTTAGAGACCTCCTCCGCTAAAATTTCTTCTCGAGTTTTTTCATGTTCATCAACTGCTTGATCCATTTCTGCTCCTCGGCGCATTACTGATTCTATCCAATTGTTTAGAGCACCAATCCCATAAATCATGTTATCAATTAGAACTTTTTGATCAGCAGTCATATTAGAACTTTTGGCCATAACTAATCTAGCTGCTTCTTCTTTAAAATAACCTTCATCAATAACATCTTTCCATAATGGAGTATTCATTAAATTAACACAACTATCTCGTAGTTTTCTTATTCTAGTAGCCATCTCAATTTGAATTTCAACTTGTTGTAGATCGTCCATAAAAATCCTTTATTTAGATAATGAATTTAAAGCATCTTGATCTAGTTTAGATAGTCTATCGTGCTCTTTGGCTTCCATGTTCTGCGCATGTTTACGATCAGACTCTGCTTCTTTTTGGGCAGCTCCGACTCCGGATTCTTTCTCAACAAAATCAAGATCGCTAAGATCAGAAGAACTATGCATTCCCCTGGCTTTAGCTTGCTCTGTCTGAGTTTTCGCAGTTTTAAGTTGTACATCTACTTCATTCTCTCGACCCTTAGCAGTTTCATTAGCAACTTGTGCTTGTAGTAACGCAAGTTCTAATTGTGCTTTTTGTTGAACGAGTGGATCAGGTTGGGGTTGGTATTCTTCGATACGTTTAGCTAAATCAGGCATTTTACGTAATTTGGCAATATCAGCTAATATCATCTGACTCATTTCAGGCGGCATGGTATTTCCCATAGTTTGTAGCATAAATGCCAGCTCACTACCTTTTTGTTCATCAGCTTCAGCAGTAGAAATATTAAGCTTGATATCATAGTTCCCTCCTAAATCATTACGATTAATAGCTACAAATTCT